GGTAATTTTAGTATTCCAAACCTTTACTTAGTGTAATATCTACACTAAGGTGTTATAGTTAAGGTATATTATACACTAAGCAGTAATGTGTTTATAAATAACTATCAATTTTTGTTGTAGTGAGACATGATATTTAATTATTATTGTTGGTTATTATGATTTATTTATGTTGGCGTTAAATTAAGCTAACAGAAAGATATTTATCACTAAGGAGTAGTGAATTGACTATTTTACTACTCTAAGATAGTAATATGTTATTCTCCACTATCTTTATAAGTAATGGCTATCAATCATTTATAAATACTACTATAAAGTGATAAATAGAGGTTGTGCAAGAATACGCATGGTATGGGTTGGGATGGTGGTATGGTGGTAACAGGTATCACCCACATATTCAACCAACATTCATTCTTTATAATATCACAACCACATATTTAAGGTATCACCTCTATATTCACCCCTGTTATTTTTATTAAATTGATAATATTGGCAGGGGTATTAAATATAGTCTATTTAAATGCAATTAGTTTATAAAGGTTTGGTATTAAAGTGGACTATACTATCCATCTATTTAAATACTTCTTTTAGAGCCTTTTACAATAAAGAGATGATAAATAGTAGTCAGTTAATACAACTACAGGTGATAGTTTAAAGATATGGTAACGGCTTGTTTTGGTTATTTTTTTATAGATACTCCTAAGGTTATTGTTATTGTTTATGGTTTGAGGTATACGAGCAATTCTCAGTTCAGGTGGTATAGTTTGATTCCCCCCACCGTCATACCCAAGACCAAAGTGTCTAAGTAATCACGTATACACGCAGTAGTTTCCGATATAATCCACTTTCCCTTTGACAATCTTGATAGCCAGTCTCAGTCAATGGTTATATGGTATTGGACTTGCGTTCTTTTTTATATATGATATACTATCGTAAGTCTTTTATTTATAAATGTTTCGACATAAATATAAGTTATCTGACACATTCAATGGCAATTTGACACATTTAGGGATATTTTGACACAAATATACCAAAAGCTTTATAAACAAGTGATACTTTCAGTTTGGATATGGTATACAAATCAGCATATAAAACAAAAGGTGAAATATAAAAATGGATAAGATGACATTATTTAATAGTCTGAACATATTTTTTGCTTCATTGATAACAGCATTTATCCTTATATCTGCAGTAGTGACAAATGGATTTATAATTATGTTACTGGTTAACTATTTAGGCAAACCGTTTGGACTTGCCACAGTAGACTTGTTATGGGGTACAGTGTTTGGGTTAGTATTAGTTCTGTTTGGGTATATGGTAGGGAACATACTGTTAAATAATTTCATGAAGAATGGAATTAAGAAGAGGTAAGTAATAATATGGGGAATAGTTTTGGAAGGAAGAAGAAGGTTGAGGGAGAACCTAAAGGAAAATATACAATGTCTGCAAACACTATCAGGCAGAGACAGTTAGCTCCGTTAAAAGATGGTATGCTATCTATCAAGTTCCAGAAGTATCTGGATGATATGGGGTTCAAAGATACAGAACTGTCTGTCGAGACATTGCAGAAGGTAGCTCCACAGTTAGTTGCAGACTTGGATTTGATAAAGAAGACAGCTACCACCAGACAGGTGTTATTAGAGATGTACAAACGGACAGGTGATGTGGGTGTCAACATGCTGAACCAGATTAGAGAGTTAGACATGTTTCTTAATAAGTTAAGGGATAAGTATACAGGGAGAGAGGATGAACTGGTGATAATGCCGTCATACCAGAATGCGATAGATTTAATGAGGAGACTGACAAACGATTTCCAGAAACTGAACATTGACACTACCAAGATGGTACTGAGCGAACAGAAAAGGAAAGGTGATGATAGTATCATAGACATAGATGTAAAGGTGTTGGATGAATGAGTGATGATATTATTAATCTGGAAGATATTGTAAAGAAAGAGGTAATCTCTGTCAGGGAGATGTACGGGTTGGCAATGTTGAATATGATAGAATTGTTAGATTATACACCTTATAAGATACATCTCAACATCCATGTTAAAGATATGACATACCATTACAGGATGAGACAGCAGGGTAATACAGGTTTCGTGTTCAAACAAGACTTTTCTTATAAGAGGTACTGATGAAATATACTAAGATACCTGATAAATATTACGAGACATATGACGCTTATTTTGACCTTGAGAAGTTAGCAGAGAAGTATAGTCATGATAAGGTTGGGTTCAGGATGGAATATGTCAGAGACCATCCAGTAGTGTTTGGTTATTTTATGTTAGGTATCAAGATGAGACCATACCAAGCATATGCTATAGATAAGATATTAGAAGGTAAAAATACCATGTTATGTTGGAGTAGACAGATAGGTAAATCTGTCGCATTAGCTTTATTCTCATTCTGGTCAATCTTTTTCAATAAGTATCAAAGTGGTTTTGATAATTCTACTAGGGTGATTTATATATCACACACAGAAGATGGAGCTAAGAAGATTATTGAAGAGATTAATAAATTTATAGATTTAGGAGATGCTAGGTATGAAAGACTTACACAGGGTAAGGTGAAAGGATATTTTACTCAATATAGGTTAGGTATAAACAATAGTTTTCAGGTTAGTTTCAGGAAAGCAGGGATTAATTGTTTTATAAAGAGCTTTCCACCTACAGGCAGGATAGTAGGTAATACGGGCAGTGTTTTGATTATAGATGAATGTGCAAGGTTAAAACTAATCGTGACTGAAGATAAGTTCTTTAAAGAGTATGCAGAACCTACAATTTCAGCATATCCTTTTGCTAAGAAGATATATAGTTCAACACCTGAAGGGCAAACAGGCACATTTTATCAACTATTTGACCCTGACGATATGTATAAAATCCATGAGTTTGAGCGTATCTGGTTTTCATATAAAATAAGGACTGATGAAGATTATCTATTGATGATGGAAGAAAAGAAAAGAGATTATGAACGAGACGGTAAGATAAGGGAGTTTGAGCAGGAGTATATGGCAATGTTTGTAAGTGCAGAAGGCAGATACTTTGATGCAGAGAAACATATAGTTAAGTTTATTGATAATACAATGTACCAGTTACATATGTATGAAGGAGAATGTTATCTAGGTATAGACTTCGGTGGACAGAGGACTAGCCATACGACTATGACTATAGTCACAGAAGAGAAAGATAAACTCCTTGACAAGAAGATTATAAAGAGGTTATGGCATAAAGTATATCCAGTTAAAGGCGATAATGATTTAATACCTGATATTAAGAGATTGCATGAAAGGTTCAGAATAAAAAATATAATCATTGATAGTCTTGGTGGAGCATATATAGTTCCAGAGATACAGAAAATAAACAAAGTGACTGAGATGGTATTTAGGAAAGAGAAAGATATGAAATATGATATGTTCAGGGTGAAAATGTTTAGAGGAGAGATTAAGAGTTATGATGATGAATATCTATTGAGAGAGATGTACGCAATGACTAGCGATTTGAAGGCTCCATTAGGATATACAGATGATTTAATAGACAGTCTGGTTTTAGCATGTTATTATTATTTGATTGAGAAACCTAAATTAAAATTTTATACAACATGGGATGAAAGTATAAATAGAAAAAGGGATGAATAATGCAGTTACGAAGATTTTATAAAAGGGGTGGTAAATATGGTTATTACCTTACTGATATTCAGATAAGTAATATGAGAGATGAAAATGTTGATGAAGAATATATTGATACTCTTGACAATTCTGAGACAGAGATACTTTTAACTCCCCCAGAACAAATCACTTGGTACATGAATAGTCTGATTAGTGTCATAAAAGACCCTGCTTATTATTTAGAGAATTTAGATTTCATAACAGAATTTAAAGTTGGTTGGAACAATTACTCTTCCAAATATGTCAAGACTAAATGCACAAGATGTGGTAAGGAATATAATCGTAATTATAAAGAAAAGTGTAAATGTGGCAATGATTTATTTATAGAAATCCATTATGGGGTAGGTTATTTGGGTTAGAAACCGAAAGGTTTATAAACAAAAGACTTACGATATATAAGGGTATTGACGAAAGTCATTCACAGTATCACAACTCACATTCATGAGAATATTAAGTAAAGACACCATACATAGTAAGGGTCGTAAAGGATTAATAGAACCATCTATAGTGAGTGAATTAGGTTTAAAAGATTCTGCAAGACCTTCTCCAGATAATCAAGGAGATTTATTGGCATTGTTACAAGATTCTACAGTAAGTTCCATAATCACTCAACAGGTAGCAAAACTGACTGAAGGAGATATTAGGTTTAGGGGTAAACAGTCACGCATAAACTCTTTGAATAAACTAATGAAAAAGTTTAAAGAGAAGAGGATTAGGAAACAGACATTTTCCAACTTACTTATATATCAAAACGCTTTCTGGGAGTTGGGTTATGGGGAAGATAATAAAATAGATGGATTATGGGTGGCAGAGACAAGGGAGATGGAGATACTTGATAATAAGCATGGTAAGGTACTTGGTTATATGCAAGTTAATGATAAAGGCAGTGTTTCATTCACACCAGAACAGATAATTCATCTGAAAGTACTAGACATAACTTCAGATACTTGGGGTTATGCGTATAACAAGAATCTGATAAGGATAGTTAACCATAAGATATGGGTACAGAACTTTTTACATTGGCTTGTTAAAACAAATCAGTTCAGGAACATATTTACATTTAAAGATGCAGGAGCTAAGGTAGAAGATTTTTTAAGTTATTTAAGAAGTGCAGAAAACTTCCCTACTAAACATTTAGTATTGGAATCAGAAGATTTTGCTAATACTATCTTAAGAGATTTCAAAGATGGTGATAGTTTTATCAATCTGATAAATTATTACAATTCTGAGATATATAGGATACTTCAATCACCTCCAATCGTTTCAGGTACAGTAGACAATTCAAACAGGAGTAATAGTGAAGCACAACTGAATTCAACTTACTTTTCATGGATGAACTATCTAAGGAATGAAGTGTATATGGATTATTTCAATAATGATTTATTGCCTATGTTGGGGTATGAAGATATTGAAGCATATTTACCTCCAGTAGACAGGAAAGTCACTAAAGATGAAATAGAAGTAACAGCACAATTAAAAGAGATGGGTTTAAATAAGAAAGGGGTACAACTAATGTTAGAGAACGCAGGTGTAGAATTTCCTGAAGGTGTTGAATTGGAAGAGAAAGATGAACAGGTGGAAGGTATAGCGTTTGGTAAACCAAACTTATTTGGTAAACCGCCAAGCAGACAACCGCAAGATAATTTTGATAATAGAAAGAACGGCAGTCAGTCAAGTACTAGGGAAGAACAGTTACATAAAAAATCACAACCAATAGATTATACAAAATATCCTTATGTGTATGAAGTAATGGAGAGTGAATAATGATGGTCTTACAAGGTAAGATTGCTCAAGTAGGTATATTTAAAGGAAGTGTTAATGAATTTAATGATTTCCTTTTAAGGGAACAAGTCAACGGTTCAGTATATTTACATAGTGATATGGTAGGTAAAAATAAGTTTTATTTTAGCATGATAAAAGGTAAGAATGTGGTAGGTTCAGATGACCAGAATTGAAGGAGAACATGTTGAAGAATTTGCAAAAGTATTAGGGCATAATTTAAGAGTAATCATATATGCAGAAGATGTTGATAGTCTAGGAACATACAGACCTGTTCAGGGACAATACAATGACAGTAGTCAATTTGTATTATTGACAAACGGAACATCAACACCAACTGTATCAACAGCGATTTTAATGGAAGATGGAAGTAATCAGTTATTAATGGAAGACGGTTCAAATATAATATTAATGGAAGGTTAATTAAATGGCAAACACAAAAATATCAGGATTGGGAGCACTAGCTGAAACACCAAATGCTTCTGATGTAGTAGCAATTGTAGATGTTTCTGATACAACACAAGGAGCAGGGGGTTCTACTAAGAAAGTTACTAGAGCTAATTTAATAGGTGGACTTATAACTGCATCATCTTCAGATACTCTTACAAATAAGACAATAGATGGTGATACTAATACTATTAGTAATTTAGCACACGGTTCTGAAGTTGATAATCCAACCAGTGGTGTACACGGAGCTACAGGTACAATAGTAGGTACTTCTGATAGTCAGACTTTAACCAATAAAACCATAGATGCCAATAGTAATACTATAACAAATATAGGTTCTTCTGAGATAGTTTCTGATATAGTTACTGGTTTAACAGAAGAATTATCTCCTACTACTGGAGATTTTATATTAGGTTATGATGCTACTGGAGTGGCATTAAGAAAATTTAATGTTGGTAATCTTCCTACAGGTGGTGGCGGAGAAGTTAATACAGCAAGTAATGTAGGTACAGCAGGTACTGGAGTATTTAAACAAAAGACAGGGGTAAATTTAGAGTTTAAAAAGATAAATGCAGGTTCTAATAAGATAACAATCACAGATGATACTGTTGAGAATGAATTAGATATAGATGTAGCTCCGTCAAATATAGCTTTATCAGCATTGACAGAAGATAC